AACCTGATCTTTGATCTCCATTCCTTTAACCATGCCTTTTTCTTCTGAATTCGCCATTTTTCCATTCTCCTTTTCTTGATTTAGTTTTGTTTTTAAATTTCTTAAAACTCTGTGTTGATTTCGAAAACATCATAACAAATTTTTCAAAGTTTGTAAACAAATATTTTCAAAAAAGTTCTAAGTCTTTGAACTCATTGACAAATTTCATTAAGTCTTCAAGGGTATAATAAGGGCATTGAAGTTTTTTTAATGTTTTTAGCAAGTTGTTGTGTACTAAAGATCCAATTTATGTTATACTATGCGCGTACGAAGGGAATAGATATATGGCAAGGGTCTTAGGGTTTAGAACAAAGAATAGAAAGAATCGTGCACGAATTCACGCACGCGGTCCCCTGCACGCACGATCGTGCACGGGTCTGGGTACGCGGACCCACGCACCACGCACGCGGACGGGTGTACGTCGCACCATGTACTCGGGCCCAGCGGCCTGCGTGCGCGCCCGCGGAGCGAAGTACATTGGTCTCACTCGGCACGCGCACTTTCCCGGGTCCGGGGTGCGTCGTTTTCCGCTCGCTGTTACCAAATCTAAAGGTTCCCTGCAAGGTTCTAGGTTCGCTGTTACCAACTCCCATAAGTTCTTAGCTGGGGCACGTCGTTCCAAGTTTGACGTTACGCGATTCACTTCAGGGATCTATCATCGAGCAATAGACCGAGGTGCAAAGTTCTTGGCCCTTAAAGAGAATCCCTCCCATGTTATAGAGGAGATTTCTAAGGCCGCAAAAAATTCCCGGGAAAAATTAGAGGAACTTTATGCTCGCTGTTTCCAGCAGATGATTCTGCTGTATAATATATAAACGGAACGTTTGAAAAACGAAATGAAGGTGATTTATGGCTGGCGGAGGACGCGGTAATTCGATAAAATTCGATCCGGAAACTAGACAACTTGTCAGGGACTTATCGGCTCAGGGCAAGGAAATATTCTCTATAGCCAAAGAAATCGGCTGCACAAAGAGAATGTTGATGTATCGATGCCGGAAAGAGATCGATGAGGGACGCGAGTTAGCCATCATGAATGGCGTCGAATTGCCTAAATGGACTACTGCCGTTACGTCAAGAGAAGAGGTCCTTGAAGAGACGCGGTACCAGATCGAGATGATGGCGGCTTTCGGAATGCCAGTCGATCAAATAGCTATTGTAGTTGGCATGGCCAAGATGACGTTGATGGCTTACTGCCAGGAAGACATAGACAGAGGCAGAGCAATTGGTCATCAAGCCGTTGCAGGCAAACTCTATGAGATGGCAGTCGATGGCGAACACCTTAGTGCCACTCAGTTCTATCTGAAGGCCAAGTGCGGATGGAAAGAGACCACAAGCGTTGAGTTCCCAGATGAGAACGGGAATCCTCAGAAGATCACCAGTGATCAGTATAACATTAACCTCAGTACCGAAAAGATTCAGGCGATTGTTACCGTATTGAACGAGAAGGTATGATATGTCGAAGATTCAGAGAATAGAATTCGATACTAAAGGTCTTGACGGGATGGAACCGGATGCAATCTGGGTGGCTCGGCAGGCAGCAAAGCAGGACTTCTACTTCTATTCTCGTTGGATGTTCTTGAGACGGAGAGGTTATAAGTGGTTAAGAGGCGTTCAGCATAAGGCGATATGCGATAAGTTAGTCGATGTATACCTTGGACTCTGTAAGCGGCTTATCATTAACGTTGCACCGAGGTATTCGAAGACTGAGTTAGCGGTTATTAATTGGATTTCTTGGACTTTAGGACATGTACCCGATGCAGAGTATATTCACACCAGTTATTCAGGAAGACTCGCAGCAAACAACTCATGGCAGACCAGAGACATGGTCACGCATCCCGAGTACCAGGCCATCTTCCGTAAGTATGATGAAGACGGAGTTGATGCAGGACCTGCTGTTGTCTTACGGACGGACTCTCAGGCAAGAGACGAGTGGAGAACGACCGACGGAGGTTGCGTTTATGCGGTCGGTGCTGGGGGAACTATTACGGGGTATGGTGCTGGTAAGCATCGTGCCGGTTTTGGCGGTGCAATCGTTATCGATGATCCTCATAAAGCAGACGAAGCCCGTTCAGACGTTGTAAGAGAGGGTGCGATATCATGGTTTAAGGATACGCTCGAGTCGAGATGTAACTCTCCAGAGACCCCGATTATTCTTATCATGCAGAGACTGCATGAGAACGACTTAGCCGGATGGTTGTTAGGGAACAGAGGACCTACGGGATCTAACGGAGTTCCTATACCTGGTGGGAACGGAGAGATTTGGGATCACCTCTGCCTTGAGACGCTGATCGATAGAGGCCGCGAGTACGGACCAGAGACGGACGAAAAGAGGTATTACGCGCTTTGGCCTGAGAAACACACGGTCACCGATCTGTTGCGGATGAAACAGGCAAAGCCGTATACCTTCTCTGGTCAGTATCAGCAGTCGCCGAGTGCACCTGAAGGGAATATATTTAAGCCGGATATGATCGAGGTTATCGAGGCTATACCGGTAGGGACTAAGTTCGTCAGAGCATGGGATCTTGGTGCGACGGATGGGAGCGGAGACTATACGGTTGGGTTTAAGCTTGGACGGATACCGGACGGAAGGTTCTTGATCGCCGATATCGTCAGAGACCAGATGGGACCTGAGACTGTAGAAAAGGTTCTTAAGGCTACGGCATCTAGAGACGGAAGGGCTACTAAGATTAGGTTACCTCAGGATCCTGGACAGGCTGGTAAGTCACAGGCAAAGAATCTGACTAAGTTGTTGGCTGGTTATACAGTCGTATCGAAACCCGTTACGGGCGATAAGATCGTCAGAGGTGAACCGTTTGCGGCACAGGTAAATGTAGGAAATGTCGTCGCACTTAACGGACCGTGGTTACCAGAGATGAGAGCAGAGATGAAGGTCTTTAATAACGGTCTTCATGACGATATAATCGATGCAGGATCTGATGCGTTCAGCGAATTAAACGATCCGACGTTTTTCGGTGACAGTGCTACGGAGGATGTGGCCCCAGATGAATAGGATCGAAGTCGTATCTAACCCAGTTGCCTTTGCAATTCGCCAGTCACAGATAGACGAAGCTCATATAACTGGACAGGAATATATCGAGAAACCTCATTGGTACCGGAATAAGGATACGAATCAGACCTACTATGATATATTTGGATGTATTGGGTGGCCGACAGAGTTCTCTGATAAAGGCGAAGGGGCGCCCGGTTACTTAGGAGTTGTCGGGGTAGTAAGACCTAAAGTCGAAGGACGTAAGCCACAGGACGCAGTATTTCAGTTATTGACGGAAAGAGAGCATCATGACGTTCCCACTCTACTTTCGATGTTGTTGGAAATAAGAGAAGAGTACGGGTTTGGGATCTATCCGGGACTGATGCAGACATTTATTGGGGATCCAGATCGATTTGTCGTATCTTTGGCACTTTTGAACGAAGCGCTGATGGCGGAAGGTGGCGAGAAAGCCGCTATCTTAATATCGCCGCCCGACGGATTGTATGAGCCTAAGGTATTTGATAACTACGTTAGAGCTTTTAAATCTGTACTGGTCCCGGATAGATTGAGATTTTATTTTGGTCCTGGTAACGATATAGTTAAGACGAGAATGAGGGAGTTTAAACAGGGAGATCCAGCCATTTTCGCGATAGGTGGATTAGTACACGGACTCTTATCGCAGTGTATGTGGATGGATTATACGAACGAGAATGCGTATGTCGTGGAGGACGGAATCGATGCAGAATTTAAGCGTTACTGATATTGGACTTTTGATGTTGATGTGTTTGGCAATAGGTGTAATGCTGACACTGATAGGTGTATTCCTTGGATCTTTTATTACCTATCGCGGATTTAAAGCTGGTACAGGTTCACCTGAAGGATTCTTTGGAACTATACCTAAAGGCGAGGTGTTTAACATCAGTGAACCTGAAGCGGCAACAGGTCTTGCACCGGAAGACGATGAATCTGTTAGTCATCTGATGAACAACACGAATCGGTTTCTTCAGACATTGAAGGGAGCGGTTAAATGAAAGTCCAATGCCCTAACTGTAAGAGAATTTTTTGGGAGACTACAGATAAGTATGACCCTAATAAGACGCCTAATGGATCGATGGTTAAACAATTAGAACCTTACAAATCGAATCATTGGCCTATTTTTGGTGATGGCGTAATGAGGGCGACTGCAGGGACACTGGCCGCAGAAATGGACTGTCCGGCCTGTTTAGCTCAGTTGGCGCCATCTGGTAGATTGAGAGTTATTCCGGATCCTGTAAGCGAGGAAGAAGATGAAGGATTACGTACAGAAGATTCAGGAGATAATACAGGTAGTGAAGATGATCAAGAGAATCTGGGAGGAAACGATCAGACCACTGCTCCAGAAGTTAAAGACGAAGTTCAAGAAGTCGTAACACCAAAAAAGACGAGAAGGAGGAAGTAACATGAAGTTGTCGATGGACGAATTGAATCATGGAATGAGAAACGTATTGACCGGTTTGAAGGATAAAGCCAGTTCACTGATCACACCTAAGGCGCCGAATCCTGGAGACGATGAAAGTCGTAAGAAGTTGCTTGGAAGTGGTACAGCGAATCAGGCTGCTCAGCAGATTATGGATCGGAAGAAGGCAAATGAGGAGGCGTTAAAGTACTGATATGGCTAACTTTAACGTAAAGATTCCTATTGATCAGTTGAAGGATCGCGTATGCGAGTGTGGTGGATTTGTATTCACGTCAGCGGTCGTATTGAAGGAACTTCCGGCTATATACAGTCCATCAGGTAAACCCGATTCTCTGATTCAACCTGCCGGATTCATGTGTGCCAGATGCGGAAGAGTAATTCCGATGTTACCTGAAACTCAGGAAGAAGAGAAACCAAGATTAGTGGTAGCTCAGTAAGGATAATTCGATGATCGATAGACAATGGAATCTAACCAATTTGCCACCGTTTAAGCATAAAGACGTAGCAGAGTTTGCCTATCTCGCATTTCAGTTAGCGAAAGAAGAGAAGATCCGATTAGGTAAACCTTCGGATTTCATGAGTAATTTCATTGTATATCGTGGGGGTTCTACCAAGTCTACATCAGGTCGAAAAGGTTTTACTCGTAGAAATCAATCAACTCTTACACCGATCAATCTATACTTCGCCAATATCGAGCGAACTGTGTCGAACATAACTTCACGTGCGCCTATTGGCGAAGTAATAGATATGGACGGTAATCACGATGAAGTCGAAGATATTTTGAGTATGAAGATTCAGAAGTGGTGGAAAGATACTAGTCAACAGGCGAAGACTAAGGCCACTGCGCGGTTGATGGAAATATACGGTATAACCATCGAAAAACCTATAAGAAACCCTCAAACTAATGATCCGGATATCGTTGTAACGGATCCATTTGCATTCTTTCCAGCTCCAGGAAACTGGGAGAATATGTCTGAAGAGGCTCCATATATCTGTTACGTGTATCAAGGTTCGGTAGATAAGATCGAAGCTGATTATAAAGTTCAAGGTGTAGCGGAAGAAGATACGTACGAACTTCTAGGATTACAGAGAGAAGAAATTAAAGGATATAATTCGGTTCCGAACGACAGCATCGGTAACTATAAAGATCCAATGACTCCTCATAATGGAACCGGTCAGACCGCAACGGGTAGTACATCAAATCATTTTACGAGAAAAGGTATTATCATAGAAGTCTGGATTCGTGACGAAGGTACAAAGACTGATACAGCGAAAGAAGTAGCGATAGACGATTGGGGTTATCCTATAGTCGATGCATCAGGAAATCCAGTATATAAAACGACCTCATCTACTTCGAGAAGATGCCCAGACGGCATCAGAAAGATCACGATAACTAAGAGTAAAGACGATCCAGGTTGGATGGTTATCGATGATTCACCAAATCCGAACATAAATTATCGTCATCTTGACTACGGAGATGAGGTAACTCATACGTATCCATGGGGTCGGTTACCTGTATATACGGCTAATTCCTATAAGGACGGAGTATCAATTTGGGGATTCGCTGCATCAGAACAGGTAGGAGATCTGATTAATAAGATTAATCTTATCGTATCTAAACTGATTGCATACGTTCTCAATGTAATGGCTCCGCCCCTGATAGTTCAAAGAAACTGCGGCATTTCTCGCGAAATGATCGATAATTCGTTTAAAGGCACAGGTCGTATGGTATTAATGCCATCTATACCTAATGCCCGTATCGAGTTCATGTCGATACCTAATCTTCCATCTTCGTTTTTCCAGGTACTGGATCTGATTGTCAGATTCTTTGATAGAGTATATCAGATAGAAGATGCGGACCGAGGGGTAAATCCTACTGGAGTTATTGCGGCCAGTGCAATTATCGCGTTACAGGAAAGAAACCAAGTACTGATGCAAACGAAAACTGCGTCTATCGATTATCTGGCAGAGCAGCGAACTAAATGGGCAATTGGCCTTGAACAGAACTGGGGCATAGAGGAAGATTCTGTAGATATAGCAGGCGAACGTACGCCATTTAGGATGGTCAACTTTATTAATCGTAAATTCAATTACATCGTTGAATCAGGTTCTACTACACCGAGAACTAGTTTACAGATTCAAGAGATGGCTAAATGGTTATATGAAGTCAAAGCAATCGGTCAACGCGGATTATTAGAAGCGGTTAAGTGGCCGAACTTCAAAGAAGAGATTAAGAGAACTGCAGAATCACAGTTAGATCAAGCATTACAGATCTTAATCGATTCGGGTTTACCTGAAGAGTTTGCGATCCAGTTAAAGGAAGCGATATCTCAGATGCAACTGAATGCGGAGACGACAAGCGGAGTTAATGGCGGGCACCAACCAGCTCAACCAAAGTCATTAACTCCGCCAACGTCCAACATACAAGCGGGAGTGTAGTATGCCGACATATGAATATGAGTGCGAATGCGGAGAAAGTATAACGAAAGTCTGTAAGATAGCCGAACATCGTTCAGAAATCGAGTGCAAGTGCGGTAAGATGGCTAAACAGGTAATCGTAGGCGGTTTCCTTCATCGGGATGCAGATATACCTTGGATGAGGGATGCCGTAAAAACGCTTCAACCAAACTATGAACCTCCGGTAGAAACTAGATCGGGTTGGAAGAAGTATATGAAAGATCGCCATTTGGCGTGTATAGGATGATGGACAACATGCGATAGCATGCCATGATATTCGGACAAATCAGTATAGGCCGAAAGGACAACCTAAATTTAAGCTGATCCGAGAAGAGGAGAGAGAGGGTATGAATAAGGACGGTGCGACAAATGACGTAGAGGTAACGAATCCTGAGGCAGGTGCAGGTGCAGGCGAAGGCGGTGGTGAAGAGTTTATCGCAGGTACACCGTTTAAGTCAGTCGAAGAGTTGGCAAAAGGTTATTCTAACTTAAAGACGTTATCAGATAGTCAGGGTAACGAGTTAGGAAATCTGCGCAAATCTCATGACGGACTTAAAACTCAGACGGACACCCTGATGTCATTGTTGAAAGAAGTCAAGAGCTCTGCAGCGCCAGCACAGGAGACTCCAGTGAAACCTGATTATGATGGCGAGATAGCGACAATCGAATCTCAGATAAAAGGTTTAGATCCGTTAGCTCCGGATTATCAGTCTAGCTTGTCTAACCTGTTAAGTAAATCAACAAGAATTGCCGCTAAAGCTGCGGAAGATCGGGCTCTTTTAGCCGCAGGCGAATTATTCAAAAAAGAGTTAACCGAACGAGATATTAAATCAGCACAGTCTCAGTTCTTTCAGAATAATCAGGATTTTAGTACGCCAGAAATGCAGGCAAGAATCCAGGAATATATCGCGAAAGATAAGACTGGAATGACTGACGCTTTGTCTGCCTATAGGGAGATCCAGAGAGACGACGCATTAAGTCGTGCTCAAGCCCTTGAAGCCGAGAATTTAGAGTATAAGCGTCTAATCGATCTCAACAAAGGGAAGGAAGAGGCTGGCAAAGTCGTAGTAAAGACACAGACAACACCCCAACCTCCTGCTCCTCCCACAAAAGTTGCAGGTAAAGATCTCGATGCAGGCATGATGGCTGCATTGAGAGCTTCACGGGGTGAATAATCTTATACTGAATAAGGAGTAGTTTTATGTCGTTAATTAATCAATTGAATGCAACATCTGAATATTTTTGGTTGCAGGTCGAGCCTGTCGATATTCTTAACAAGGCATCGGCGCTGTTGTGGAAACTTATGGGTCTGGCAATTGCTCGGGATAACTGGAATGTACAGCCTCACGAAATTGTCGACGGCGGTAAGATGGTCAAAGTTCCGTTGGAGTATGCAAACTCCAATTCCGGAAGTTATGGTGCATCTACCGTTATCGCTCAGGGAAAGGTCGATATTCTCGAAGCCGCTCGGTTCAGATGGGCTGGCGTTTACGGTAGCAATACCTTGAATCTCGATGATCTGACTCAGAATACTGGTGATGAAGCCGTCATAGCTTTGACCAAACAGTATATGAACTCCATCATCAAATCCGCCAGAGTAAAGATGGCCTCAGATATTATGGCTTCGGCCGCTGACGGTAACAGTATCAACGGTCTTGGTGACTTGTTCAATACTGTCACATCAACGGCTTATGGTTCTATTACCGAAGCCGAGATGGCGAATTGGAAAGCCAACGTATTGACCGAAGCCCAGTTTATCTCGTTTGAGGTAGTTCAGGAAATCTTCCGTCAGCCTAATATGGGAGATTCCGTAGATATGCTGCCGAATTTCTGTGTAACTACGTCTGAACTTAAGGATGGTTATGAGCGTTCGTTACATCCGCAGCAGAGATATACCAATACGGATATGATCTCGGCCGGTTGGCAGAATATCACACATAAGGGCGCCCCGATTGTTGCCGAAGCGAATCAGACCGACGGTTATTTCGATGCTTTGAATCTGAATTATCTGTCACTGAGAAGCCATAAGGACTACAACTTTACCACACCTAAATGGGTGGATAAAGAAGTTCTCGGTCAGCCGGATACGATATCGGCTAACACCCGCTGGAGAGGTAATCTATACTGTACTAACCGGAAGATGCACGTTCGCCATACGAACTTGTCAGAACCGGAATAGATCGATAACCGAGACGGAGGTTAACGCCTCCGTCTAAAATCCCTAAGTTGGATGATCGTAGTTTGAGGATCATCAAAAGGAGAAAATATCATGACTGAAAAAATTTTAGTAGTAGGCGGAGGCCGGGCAACTCGCAATGCAAGTGATTTCCTTTCCACCAATGAATACTTTGGCCCGAAAGGTGGGGTTTATTATGTCGATGGAAATGTCGCAGCCACCGGCACAGGGTCGCCGGATCATCCGTATGCAACGTTGGCAGAGGCAATAGCGGCGTCTGATGCGGTTATAGGCTCATCCAAAAAACGATGGTGGGCGCGACGTAACAGGATTTATGCATGCGGCGATGATTTGGCCGAAGATTTGGTCAAATTCCCGACCAAGTGTGACGTTATCGGCTGCGGATCGCAGGATCATAACACACAGGTAGGACTTTCCGGACATCATGCGCCTGTGGGGGAATCTTTCGGGACAAGATTTTACAATGTCCACTTCAAGTCTAAAGCCCACGCATCCCCGGTCATCACACTGACCAACGACACATCTGGTTTGCAGATACACGGATGCACTTTTGACGGAACGTCAGGCACAATGACCAGTGGCATTCTATCCACTGCCTCATGGTGCCTGATTGTAGATGACTGTGATTTCGTAGGAACTTTCGTCACTTCATATATTACTTTTGGAGCTGGTGAAGCCGGAAGAACCAGGATTATAAACAACAGAATGCTCGGCACAGCGGCCAAAGGAATTGTTGCCCCGGCGCAGACTACCGCATCGTACAAACCTTTAATCCAGGGCAATACCATACATGCCACAGGCAAACCTATTGAAGATGCGTCAAACCTTTTCTTTGTGGTCAACAATAGGCTGATGACCGACATTAATATCGGAACCACCACGGACGGGTATAGCTTTGATCTGTCCTCTGCATGTGGAAACATCCTTACCGGCCTCAATGGTGTGGCCGCCAGTGTGCCGTTTGAGGTAGTAGCTGAATAACTTTTGACCAATTTATAAGGAGAAACACAATGAAAGAAATATACGTCGTTCGAGAACTTACGGGCGCTGGCAGTGAGATTACATATGTCCCTGTCCCGTGCAAAGGAATCGTAAAAAGTGTCAGAGTGGTATCTGATCTTCAGATGGATGCAAACGGCACATTGGTAGTCAGCCAGGGGGCTACTGCGGTTAATACTGTAACCGTACCTGCCGCCAATGTTGCCGCGGGAACCACTCTTGACGGTGTGCCTGATGCAACGCATAAAGACCTTATTTTTGATCCTGATTCCACCACAGCGGCCAATCGGGTAATCAAGATTACCGATGATGCGGCCTTCCTGGGTGGGGCGGCGACTATAACAGTTTTAATTGGATATGACGAATCATGCTACGTACCGCAGGCCGCTTCAGAAGCCTAACAGTTTCCATTTAATTCTAGTTCCCCTCTTCGGAGGGGAACTATTAGAGGTAATTATGGCTACCCTTTCGTATTTAGTATCAGAAATCGACAGAATATTAGATGATCCAGCTTATACCGAAGATACGATTATAAGCAAGATCAATAACGCGATAACTAATATAGCGGCAGGCATATTAACGTCAGAAGGAACCATCTCTCCGCCATTGCCTGATCTATATACGACAGGTTCAGTCTCTACATCGACTACGTATCCATACGTATCTCTACCTGTGGATTATCAGCGAAATGTATTGGTGATATATGATTCTACAGGTGTCAAGATAAATCCACCAATAGGCGGAAATTACTATTCTTATTCCTTGTTTTTGAAACAGATAACCGATTTATCTCTGGCAGAATCAGGGAGTGTGACTAAACTCGCGATTAAAGGTTTACGATTATATTATCAAGGAATTCCGACCGCTTCAGAATCATTAGGCCTGCACTACTACAGAAAACCTACAGATCTAGTGGCTGATAACGATGAACCTGAAGGTATTCCTAGTCACTTACATGAGAGATTAATCGTACATTATGTCTTAAAAGAGATAATGGGTAGTAAGATCGAAGACGGTCAAGACAATACAGGTATTGGTACAAAGTATCATACAGGGAAATTTAACGAAGCAATGATCGAACTAATTCAATTTATCGGAATCGACGAAGGTCCTATGTATTACGGATCTAGTAATTACGAAGATTTGGGAGTTTGTGACTAATGGCGGAAATTAATGTCAAAGGATTTTCAGGTGCCAATAACGTTAAGGAGACAGATCGCTTTTTTGTGAGACCTGGCATAGCAGAACCTCGCGTAATCTTAAACGCAGATGTAGATATAGTCGGTCACATAAATAAGAGATTAGGTAAAACCTTATACATCACTTTATCTGGAGCTCATAGTCTGTGGGCAGGCAACAATTGCATGATGTGTGCGGCAAATAACTCTCTTTACCGAATTGCACAAGGTGTCGCCACAAGTGTTGGAAGCATAACAGGTCCATATTGTTCATTAAATTATATAGATGTTGATGATGAAGTCTATATATCAAATCCGTACTGGCAGGGGGTATTCAATCCCTCGACAAACTCCCTCTCGTCATGGGGTATATCGATCCCTCCCGGTCCTATGCTCCTATTGGGGAACGGAAACCTCCCTGCTGGTACATACCATGTATGTATGACGAATGTAAGTGGAACAGAGATATCTGGAAATAGTCCGATTTCATCTATTACCTTGACTTCTACCGGGGGTATACAGGTATTAAATCGTCCAGCAGGTGCACTGGTATGGGTTACAGAGGCGAATGAACCTATATTCTACCTAGTTGGAGCCTTAGATAGTATTGTAAATGTCTCTACAGTCGAACCTTTACCGTCCTTTTTATGCAGTCCTCCACCATATCTAGATAATCTGTGTTATGCATTTGGACGAATTTGGGGTTCAAGAGAATCTTCAGTTTACTATAGCGAACCATTTAAACCTGGGTGGTTTAAGTTGGCAACAAACAGATTTGATTATGATTCTACAATTACAATGATAGCTAAGGTACCTACAGGTTTATTTGTAGGAATGAATAATGACACTAAATTTATGGCTGGTACGGATCCTAGTCAGATGGTTCAGACCGATGTAGGCCAAGGTGCGGTTAAAGGTACTTTGACATACAGGAATAATTTACCGGATCTTAGTTCAGTACTTGGTACAGCCGAGAAAGTTATCGATAGCGTACCTATTTGGGTATCTGGTTATGACATAGTTGCAGGAAATACTTCTGGCGAAATTTATAATCTCACTAAAGGCCGGATAAAGATGAGCAAATCGAATTCAGGTGCGTCATTATGTAGAGATATAAATGGTTCATTCTACTTTCTCACTAACTTCAAACGCGGAGTCACAGGTAGTGGTTCTATATTAACTGACGCAGATACAAATCAAGTGTTCGAAGATGGACGAATTGATGTCCATAATAAATACCCAGACGATATGACACACAGGTTAGGATTCTCAGATTCCGCTTCTTGTAAAGTGTATCGAAATGGGGAAGAAATAGACTAAAGGAGAATTGATATGAACAAACGAGTTCCCATTAATTTGATGAATTTTCGTGACGATGCAGCTCTTAAATATGCCGCAAAGCACATACAGGAATCAGGTTTAAACTTTCACGGCCACGTTTTCACAGAGCATTTTCGCAAAGGTAAATTGATTCACAGTTGCGACCAGGGCGGCAATACTTTCACCACGGAAGGCATGGCGTATTTGCTCAATATTATTTTCGGCGCCACGTCCAAGGCCGCCAGCGCAATTTGGTATGTCGGCATTTTCAAAAACAACGTGACGCCGGCTGTGGGCGATACCGCAGCGGCCAAGCTGGGGGCCGCCGGTTCTTATGGCGAATGCCAGGATGCCGATTATGATTCACCTGCTACTAATAAACCTGGTTATACCATTGCTTCAACATCCACAGCGTCCTGTACCAATGCGGCTTCAGTTGCCAGTTTTACGATGAATGCGGGCATTACGATTTACGGGGCTTTCCTGTCTACCGACCAGGCCAAGACTGCAACGACAGGTTATTTGATGGCTGCAAAGAAATTTAGTTCAGCCCGCGCAGTTATCGCCGACGATGTATTAGCTGTAACGTATGTGATTAGTTGTACGACTTCCTAATTTAAGGTGTAAGATGCCGTCACACGATTTCTCAAATATAGGGGATGTTCTCGATTTCGATATACTTCGTGGAACAATAACAGCGGTAGACTCCGCAACGGATACCTGCACGGTATCCGTTGGCGGAGATTCGCTCGAAGCACTCTTGTTCTACCACTGTGAGCCGGATTCTATTTTGCGGGACAACGGAGCTATTGAAGGGGCGGCAGCAGGGTTTGCGGTAGATGATGAAGTCATTGTGATGGTGAGAAAAGATAGAGAAGTCGTTAAGGTAATCGCGCACGTAGATGGAATAGAGCGGTGTGGGAAACCTTGTGCTGAATTTATCATGGGGCCAATAGTTGTAGTGTGGGATCTGGTAAATGATTGCCCTTACGAGATTGATGGAGTTGTATTTCCATGCAGATCAGATTTGCCCGCATATGTGGATTGGAGAAGTAGCCGGAAACTAGAGGAATCTGCATCGAGCTTATTTTCCATAAATACTCACTGCGGCAATATACCGGGTAGCGGGCTTACGACTGTGGGATGCCCGACCTTATGCGAGGAACCGGATGAGTGGCTAGCTGCAGGCGGTTTTTCATTAGTTGGCCATAGCCGGTTTTGGGACGCATACGCCGGTACTCAGACTTCCCACGGCGTAACGTACTCAAGTAAAAGACTAAATGGTGAAAACGAAGATAGTATTACATATAACGATGTATTTTTCACCGCTATTGGAATCAATATGCTGCCAGGTATTTCAATTAATCCTGGAGTTCGGACATTCTATCAGCAAGACACATCCAACACACTTAATATGCCTTACGGCGATGACGTTGAACCAGATGCTGATTGGGGCGATGATAGGTCGATTATCGAAACGTGGAGATATTACGGCATCCTGAAAAATGAGCCAATGTATGAGTTCACAGGTAGCCATGCACTGCATGGGTGGTCAGCAAGAGATTATGGTTGGCCATATCACGGGGTTTATAACAGGTTGTCCGCCTTTGCACCACACACAGCTATATCTATGGACTCTATAAAACTATTTGAGCGACCTCAACCAGTCGGGATGTACTCTGATAATGCGATAGTTTTTTTAACTTTATTGCAGGTTTGCCAAGTAACTGAAACTTATGGGGATTCTAATGGCATAGATATCGAAGGTGGCGCATATGACGAGTATTCCTACTCTGGGCGCGAGATCATTGTGCAAGCTGTCTCCCATTACTACGAGGAAGCAGGAGAGTCTTACGGTCGAGATTATACTGATTTTACCGAAAACCAAGCTTTAGGCCTGCTGCTTAAAGAAGCCATCGATATGCTTTACACAGATGTATTAGAGCTCGATATCAATGAGATAGTAAAGATAGTTCCTGAAATAAAGATTTTAAAGTGATGCTAAATATTTTTCAAATAACAGCTACTTACAAACCCTCAGTGAAGGGACTTAAAAGGAGAAAGGATAAAGACAATGTTTAAAATATTATCTCCGAGAACATGGTGGAATCTGGAATGTTTTGACAAAGAGGGAAGCCCCAAATGGAAAATCTTGAATATGCCCAATCTTGTCACCAACCAGGGAAAGAACGCCAATCTTAATATCATGTTTCACGGTGCTACTCAGATCACTACATGGTATTTCGTATTATTTGAGGCCGATTACACCCCGCTCGCTACAAATACCTATGCCGTTCCGGGTTTTACCGAGACGACAGCCTATGACGAATTGACACGGCCTGAATTTGTTGAATCGGAATCTACGGCGCAAAGCCTGGATAATTCCGCTAATAAAGCGACTTTCACGTTTAATACGATTAAGACCATTTATGGAGGCGCTCTTGTCGGTGGAGGAACAGACGCATCGACAAAAGGAGACACGGCTGGCGGTGGAACGCTCTATTCAGCGGCAAAATTCAGCGAAAACAAACCAGTTGCGTCCGGCGACATCTTAAAGGTTTGGATTACATTAACCGCTTCTTAAGAGGTGAACTATGAGTATTTATTACATTGATCACGTTAGTGGCGATGACAGCAATGATGGCACTTCTTGGGGCGCGGCTTGGAAAACCCTAACAACCGGCGCATCAGCCGCAAGAATCGCTCCTGGTGATGAGATAAGGATTGCCAAATCTCCTGACCCTACAAGCATCGGGAATGCTACCTGGACGGATTTATCCGATATGGTGACATTGGCATCTGCTCTGACAGCAAACATAGATTTATGCCAGTCGGCCTGGACGCCAGTATCGAATATAACCTGCTCGACTTCGGCGACCAGGAAAGAAGGATCATTGGCCTGCTCTTTTATAGTTGGATCGTCTTTTACTACTGGGAAAATAGCGTATAAGACACTGACAACGATGAATTTATCTACATATCAGCAGATTTCGTTTTGGATGCAATCGACTGCTGTGACATCCGGGCTTCAGATATGCCTTTGCTCTGATACGCTGGGGAACACCCCGGTAGATACGTTCACGCTGCCTGCGATCACAAACGTAAATAGTTGGCATCCTATTACGATAGACAAAGGCGGCGCGTTAGGTTCAGCAATTCAATCAATTGCATTATATGCTCTGGTCGATCCGGTTACGCCGACAATTCTTCTCGATAATATTCTGGCTTGCAAAGCATCGTCAAGCGCAGATTCGCTTACGTTAACGAGTTTAATATCAAAAAATTCTGCGGCATATGGCGGAACCGATGGATGGCATGGAATTCAAAGCATTAACGGTACAGATGTAAAATTAGATAACGGCGTGAGTTGTTTGCCTGGGGCTGCGCGTGGTTATACTGGGACGACGGAAACCGTCACGACATACAAAAGAGAAACAGTAACATTAACGTCAACTGAGCAAATCCAAGATTCCGGCACTGATATAGCTCGAATTTACCTTAAATTCGGGTATAATAAGGCTACCAACGAACAGGATGGCGAGACTTTTCTGGATGCGCGATGCGGTAGTTTTGCAGGGCTCACTTTAGGTGCGAGATCGTTTATTACCATCAGTCGAATAAGCGCGGTGAGATGTAACAACGGCATAAATATGGCTGCAAGCTGCTATTCAAATGACATATCTTTTGGCTCTCTTATCAACAGCACATCTTACGGACTGTCAATCTCCGCCACGAGTGGTAATAATTTTTCCGGACGGGATGTATCGAATAACTCAAATCATGGCATTTATCACTCCGCTCCGTCCTGTGCAAACAGCATAATAGTAACCAATGTGAATAATAACACAGGTTCAGGTCTGTATGTTTACGGGACAACAAACAGCATAAGCTCAGACCATAGACACGATATCGCTAATCTAAAAAATAATGGCGCTTATGGTTTGGAACTTAAGGCTGCGGTCAACTCAAAGAACCGGATTAATACCGCCAATAATGCCACAGCAGGCGTATTTATTGATTACGGCCAGCATTATCTGAACAAGTCAACCATCGCTGAAGTCAATGAGGTAACAGGCTTGGTTGCCTATGGTGGCGGATACCTGTATTCGACTTTGCATGATGATACCCCTCTCTCGCATAAGATATGGATGGATGGGGCTTTGGTTACAGGTCAAAGCGCCGTTAAATATACCGAAACAGGCCTTGCCTGGAAAATATCGCCAATTTCAGCAAACCGAAATTCTTATTTTCCGGTTATCTTGCCGATAGCGCGGGTTGCTGTAGACTCAGGAAGCCTTGTTACCTTAACCGCCTGGTTTTTGCGGGATAGTCTGGATATTACGGGCAAGATGGTCCTGCGTGGTGGGCAGGTCGGAGGTCTGACTTCTGATGTTGTTGACACCCTATCCGTGGGCATAAATACATGGGAACAATTGATAGTTACCTTCACGCCAACCGAGAGCGGCGTTGTTGAGGTGGAAGCTCAGGTTTATGGTGGAACGACGAATAGCGTCTATGTCGATAGCTTTCAAGCTGCATAAAAGGTGACAAAATGGGTCTTGCTTCTGTAGAAAATGTCAAATCAATGGCTTATTGCTTTAATGGGAGTCCTTTTTGTAGTTTCCCATTAGATATTACCGTTGAAACAAGAAAAATGGATTATGCGTTTGACGGTATTCCATTTGTTACGAACTATCAGACCACGGCTGTTACAACCATCGTGCAGATGGGGGATGAATCTATTGCCATTACAGATAATCCTCTGGCCTTCAATACTACCTGCCCGATGTCGGAAACGTCAACTATTTCCGATCTGCTGTCTGGTGTAGTGCTGGCCTATGGCATGGAAGAAGATATCACCGTAAGTGATTCTTACGGTAGATATAACGCCGCTTGCGTCATGTCGGAATCTATTACCCTGGCTGATGCCATTAATTCCTTTAATGCAGTTATTTCCATGTCGGAAGCATTGACAATATCCGATGAGTTTACCGCCCGAATGCTGTGGCTGGCGTCCCTCGAAGATTCCTTCGGCTTGACCGATGATTTGATATGGACATGGATTAAAGAATTAATCGATACCTTCCAAATCTCCGGAGTAACTTCCAGAGGACTTTTAAGTTTTCTTGAAATCCTAGAAACATTATTAATTTATGATACTCAAAAAATCGGCTGGGGCGTAACCGCGGAAAGCACCCTTGACCTTGCGGATGCCATTGAAACAATTCTCGGAATTATCG